TCTTATGTTGAAGCGTGACCATCGTAATCGCTATCGCAGTCGTGCATTTTCTAAGTTAAATATTCCTAAAGAGATTATTCGTTCTGAACACCATCGCGGTATCTATTTCTCTCCTTTGTATAATAATACATGTGAGTATTTAAGAGGAGAAATTGACGATTCGAAACTTGTAAAGTCTTTTGATACAAGCGTCGAATATCTTGTAAATCTTTGGAAGACCAAGTATGCGTCAAAGCGTATTAAGAACTTGGTAGAAAACGATAGAACAAATCTAAATGAAACTTTGTTCTATGATGATATTTGTTTCATGAATTGGGAAGAAACAAAAGAGAAATATCTAACACAGGTAGGAAGATAGTGAATTTGATTAAGCAATTTCACGAATAACTCCAATTCGATTGGAATTTTGTTTTTAACTGCTTAATCAAACAATTTCAGTAAGGAATTTATGAGATAACTCCAATTTGATTGGAATTTTTCACTTAACTCCTTACTGTACTTTATTAACTCCTTAGAAAGGAATTTATAATGACGCCAAGGTATATTGCAGATTGTGGCGGTAAAAAATATCACATATATGATAGAATGAAAGACGAATTTATTATGAATCTTTCATTAGATGAATTTAGATTACTTACGTGGATGAAAGAACCAGGAGACCTAGCGATTGAAGCCGCACATGGTTCAAAAATTTCTAAGTGGTCTGCATCACAATCATGGAAAGATGAAACACAAATCAGAGAATTTTATTCATTGTGTGAAAAACGTGGTATTGAATTGAGATTTTTGCCAGAAAAATCAACTTACAAATGGAGAAAACTATACTATACGAATGCAGAAAAGACTGATGAAGTTGATCTTCTCACATGGGCTAAAGCAATTGAGAATCATCCGCATGTTTGGGATGTAGCATTACGTCCAAAGAATGTTGAGTTTCATGATCCAAAAGAAGAGATAGATTTAGAAAACTTAACCAAACTTACAGCAGGAAATCTTTATAAACAAAAATGTAAAGAAGCATCCCTTATTGTATCAGCAGAAGATGTGCCATATAAAAAGACTGTGCCTGGTCAAATTGCCTATGACCCCGATTGTATTGATGCTGTTGCTAGGCGATTGCAAAATCATAATTCAAATGTCAAACATTCTAAAATCGTTAATGGGGTATCGTATGCACATAAAAAATTTAATGGCGAGGATATTAAACTTTCATTGTTAGATGTTCTTGGTATTGAAAAAAATAAAAAAGGTCAATGGAAGAGTCCGTCTAAAGATACTCAATACGTTTCTTGTATGATGTTGTTGGTTGATCAAGATGGAAATAGATATGTAAATCCATTGACAAACGAACCGATTGGATTTAAAATGATCGATCAGTTTGGAATGGTATCTTCTGGTTTTCATATGAAGCCCGGATTTCTTCGTCCAAAGTTTTATCATCATGGAATAAAATCATTTTCTAAAATTTATTTTCAAAACATTTATGATAACAAGTATATGGATGAATCAAATTTTGAACACCATGAGCTTAAAGATTTTATCAGAAACACTTGTCGTATTGCTTATGAACAGACTGTTAAAGCAATGCGTGATTACTTAAACACGCCTAAATCTAATTTGGAAAGTTTTTTTAATTGATTAAGCAATTTCACTGGTAACTCCAATTTGATTGGAATTTCCTCTCCAACTGCTTAATCAAACAATAATAACATCAACAAGGAATTTCATTAGCAACTCCAATTCGATTGGAATTTCTAATCCAACTCCTTGTTGATGTTTTTAAAAAGGAAAACCAATGGGAAAACGAAGTGAATTTGAAAGGGTAGAACGAGACTTCTATCCTACACCTTTTGAAGCCGTGTTACCACTTAAATACTTTTTAAAAGAAAATACTAAGTTCGCTGAACCTTGCGCTGGTGATGGTAGACTTGTAAAACATTTAGAACAACTTGGCCATACATGCGTCTGGCAATCTGACATAGAGCCACAGGCAGACTTCATTGCAGAAAGAAATGTTTTCGATATAAAAGATACGAATGGTGCTGATGTTTTCATAACAAATCCACCATGGAATCGTAAGTTATTGCACCCTCTTATAGAACATTTATCAAGTATTGCACCAACCTGGTTGCTATTTGATGCTGATTGGATGCACACAAAACAAAGCATAAATCACTTGCCAAATCTGAAAAAAATTGTTAGTATAGGAAGAATCAAATGGATAGAAGGTTCTGCATCAACTGGTAAAGACAATTGTTGTTGGTATCTATTCCATTTAACAAATAATCTAAAAGCAACTGAATTTTATGGAAGAACACACTATGATCGAGTATAAATACAACGAAGGCGAAACACTAGCTCGTCTCAAAGAATATATTGATGGTACTTACAGTGAGCACTATTCTCAGAATAAATATCAAGCAACTGAATTCATCATCGACAGTGGTCATGGTGAAGGATTTTGTATTGGTAACATTATGAAGTATGCTCAACGATATGGACGCAAGGATGGTTATAACAAAAATGACCTGATGAAAGTCATTCATTATGCTATAATTGCCCTACATAATCATGACCTACAACATGGAGAAAGCGATGGAACAAAAATTTAAAATAAAGGACGTTGATCGTCTAATCTTCCTTATGGAAGAGATTTGTATCTTAAGTAACAAACTTCGACCTGAAGATACAGGCCATATTCACACAGCGATCAGTGTTTTGAATGAACGTGTTAGTGAAGTGAGAGGAAAACTTTCTAATGAAACTAGAGCTTGATTTTGCACACTTAAGAGAAAACTACAGTATTATGGTTGCGACGCCAATGTATGGCGGACAATGCGCTGGACTTTACACAAAGTCTACAAATGATTTTTGTATGTATTCTAGTCGTTATGGTATGAAGACTAGATTTTATTATCTCTTTAACGAATCACTTATCACTCGTGCAAGAAACTATTGTGTAGATGAATTCTTGCGGAGTGATTTTACACATTTAATGTTTATAGATGCTGACATTGGTTTTAATGCTCAAGACATTTATGCCATGTTGCATCTTCAGACACAAGATCCAGATAACATTGATATCATTGCTGGGCCTTATCCTAAGAAGTCTATCTCGTGGGAGAAGGTTAAGAAGGCAGTTGAACGCGGTTTTGCAGACGCCAATCCTTTTGTTCTAGAACAGTTTGTTGGCGACTATGTGTTTAACCCAGCAAAAGATGTTAGGTCTTTCCGTGTAGATGAACCTGTTCAAGTACTAGAAGCTGGCACTGGTTTCATGTTGATACCTCGTGCTACTTTTGAAAAGTACGAAGAGGCCTATCCAGAATATCATTACAAACCAGATCATATTCGTACAGACGCTTTTGATGGTAGTCGTGAGATTATGGCATACTTTGATTGTATCATTGATCCAGAATCAAGACGATATCTATCTGAAGACTACATGTTCTGTCAGAATGTACAGAAACTTGGTATGAAAGTCTGGATGTGTCCATGGATGGAACTGAAGCATATGGGTTCTTATGTCTTTGGTGGTAGTATGGCTGCTCTTGGTGTACTTGGTGCTTCACCTACTGCATCACAAGAGTCAAGCAAAAAGTTTTATCAAAACAAAGAAAAAGCAGCAGAAATTCCTCAATTAACACTTGGCTCAGAGACAGAAAAAAGTAATGAAGAAGCTCTTCAAAAAACTGTTGACAAAGTGTTAGGAAGAAGTAATAATATGAGTCGTCAACAAAAGCGCGCTGCACAACGAGCAGAACGCAAAAAATCTAGAAAGAGGTAAAATATATTATGCTTAGTGAAAAGACTATTGATTTATTGAAGAACTTTAGTGCAATCAATCCATCGATTGTTCTAAAACCCGGCAAACAAATTAAGGTAATTTCAAATACAAAGTCAATCATGGCTTCTGCTAGTATTGACAATGAAATTCCTTCGACTGCTGGTATCTATGATGTACCTAAGTTTCTTGCAACTGTTTCGTTGTTTGACGAACCGCAGTTTGCCTTTAACGAAAAGTCTATCACAATTAGTGATACGAATCGTAACAAGGTAAACTACTATCTTACAGATACATCAATGATTATTCAACCGCCTGAGAAAGATATTGACATGCCTGCGTGTGAGGTAAATCTTACACTTAAGAAAGAACATCTTGAGAAGGTTCTCCGTGCGGCTGGTATTCTAAATGTCCCTTATGTTTCATTTACTGGTCGTGATGATGATATTGTTCTTGAGGCAATCGACTCTAAGAATAGTACTTCACACACCTATAGCGTAACAATCGGAGAAAACACATTAAATAGGAATTTCAATCTTGTAATGAAGGTTGAGAATATGAAGTTAATTAATGCAGATTATCGCGTTAGTATTTCTTCAAAGGGTTTAGCCCGTTTCGTAAATGACAGTGTATCTTATTGGATTGCTGTCGAATCAAATCTATCAAATTTTGGAGGTTAATTTATAATGACTGAACAAAACTTACCGAGTATCACGATACAAGACTTTGATGCTGTAGTTAAGATCATCGATGTTTGCAGCACTCGTGGTGCAATTCGTGGAGAAGAAATGGCCGGAGTTTCATCGATACGCGAAAAGTTTGCGGCGTATGTAAAAGACTTTGTTGAAAGGCGCCAGGCAGCACAGGCTGAACAAGCCGTTCCTGTTGCAGACACAGAGGAAGCTCCTGCCGCGAATGCAGAAGAAACTCCAGCAGAGGCAGAGCCAGAAAAGACTGAATAAGTCTTTACAAATCTTTTTGAGTAGTGTATACTACATGTTTGAACTTTATATTATGAGGCTTTGTTATGTTAGAAGATTTTTTGTGGGTCGAAAAGTATCGACCAAAGAAGATAGATGATGTTATTCTTCCGTCTTCGATCAAGGAGCATTTCGTTGAATTTGTAAAACAAGGAAATATTCCTAATCTTCTGTTATCTGGTGGCGCCGGTATCGGCAAAACTACAGTAGCGAAGGCGCTTTGTGAAGAGTTGGGTTGTGATTACATTGTGGTAAACGGATCGAACGAAGGTCGATCTATTGATATACTAAGAACCTATATTCAGGACTTTGCATCAACTGTTTCTTTTACTGGCGGACGAAAGTATGTCATACTAGACGAAGCAGATTACCTTAATGCTAATTCAGTACAACCCGCTCTTCGCAACTTCATGGAAGAGTATTCTAAAAATTGTGGGTTCATTCTTACTTGCAATTTTAGAAACCGCATCATTGATCCACTTCAATCGCGGTGTTCTGTGGTTGAATTTAAAATTCATAAACAAGACAGAATAAATATTGCTGGATCGTTTATGAAACGAATCGAATATATTCTTGAACAGGAAAATGTCGAATATGATAAGAAAGTTATTGCTGAAGTTATACAGAAACATTTCCCCGACTGGCGCCGAGTTCTTAACGAACTACAGCGATATGGTTCTAGCGGCCGTATTGATGCTGGTATACTCACGAATCTAAGCGAAGAAAGTTATAAAGAACTTTTTGGCCATCTAAAGTCAAAAGACTTTGATGCTATGCGTAGATGGGTTGCCGAGAATATAGACAATGATTCTTCTGTTATCTTTCGTTCGTTGTTTGATAAGTCTAAACAATATGCGAAAGAAAAGTCTTTGCCTGGTATCGTCGTAACACTTGGCGAATACCAGTATAAACATGCTTTTGTGGCTGATCCTGAAATCAACCTAACAGCATGTCTTACTATGATTATGTTAGAAGCAGAATTCAAATGAGTAATCCATTTGATTATGTCACAGCAGCATCTTACAGTAAGAAAGACTTAATGTCTGGTACAGAAAACGATAAGTTAGCCGAGGCTGGTTACAACCCTTGGTTAACGAATCGTGCTTTCTCAAACTTTCCAGACACGGTTCTACATGCAAATGAAATGAATCGTTTGTATGAATTAGAAAATGCTCCACAGTTTTATTATTATATAAATATCTTACGACCAAAGAAAAGATTTAAGAAATTCTTTAAGTCAGAACAAGATGATAATATAACTTTGATTTGTAATGCTTTTAATTGTAATAAGAGGGTAGCAAAACAATATCTTGATATATTATCGCATGATCAACTTACTCTTTTAAAACAAAAAGAAGAAAAAGGTGGAGTGGAGTAATGAATGTGATAGAAGAATTAGTAGAAGTTACTTTGAGTAACGAAGAAGACTTTTTAAAAGTCAAAGAAACCTTAACAAGAATTGGTGTTGCTTCTCGTAAAGATAAGAAGTTGTTTCAGTCTTGTCATATCCTACACAAGCGCGGCAAGTACTATATTGTACACTTCAAGGAGCTTTTTATTCTTGACGGAAAACCATCGTCGTTTTCTGATGAGGATAAAGGCCGAAGAAATACAATCGTCAATCTACTTGTGGAATGGGGCCTAATCAAAACCGTAGATAATTCTAAGGTTCAAGATCCAGTAGCACCATTAACTCAAATTAAAATTTTACCATTTAAAGACAAAAAAGATTGGGAATTGGTCCCAAAATATAACATTGGAACTAGCAAATAAAGGAGAATATAATTGTTTAGTATGCGTACCGCTATAGCGACAGTGATCCTGTCTTCCGTGCCCTTTGTCTCTTTTGCCGCAGACAAGGTCAGAATTCTACATACGGTAGGCCCCATGTCCTATCATTCATGGATTTATTTTGGCAAAGAAAAAGGAATTTTTGAGAAACAAGGCATTGATCTTGAAATTTTAGGAAGCGGTGGTTCCGCAGCGAAGACTGATTTGGCGCTAGCCTTAGGAAATGCTGAAGCAAGTTTCAGTGACTTTTCTAGCGTTGTAATAACAAATGATAAAGTAGGTGCACCTAAGATTAAAATGGCACTGCCCGTTGATTATGTGGGTAGTGATGTTCTAATTACTCGCAAACCAATTAAAGATTTAAGTGAACTTAATGGTATGAAATTAGGTGCTAATCCTAATTCAACATCGGCTAAGCTCATGAGCATTGTAGCGCCTGATGTAAAACCAGATTTTATTAATATTCCAGTTAAGCTTAAAGAAGTTGCTCTTATGAAAGGAGAGATTGACGGATATACTGGATATGTTGCAACGAATATTCCTAGACTGGTTGTAGGTCTAAAATTAGAAGAAAACAAGGATTTCTTTGTTACACCACTAGTATCTAGAAACTCATGGACTGTTGGTCGAGGTGTTATTCTTAATACCCAATGGGCTACAGAAAACGAAGATGTTGCTAAAAGATTTATAGAAGCTTCAATTGTATCTATTTTAAACTGCTGGGATGAAACACCAACATGTCTCCAGTCATTGGAAAAAGTATTAGGTGCCAAGTACGAGGCAGAAGTCGAAACTTATAGAATGAAACATTGGTATGATGATATCGTACTTCGCACAAGGGTATTTCCTTCAGGACAGTTCTATAGAGACCGATCTGATGATCTTAAGATTTATAGTGATAAGATCGCCAATGCAATGAATTTGAAATTGTTATCTATTGAGGATTATTATGTCAACTATTATTCATCAATTGGTGTCTTTGAAAAGAAGTAAGAAATATTATATACCTGTAATTACATTCACAAGTATTTTGTTTTCTTGGCAAATGTTGGCGGCTGGTTTAATACCGCCGCCAACAATAGTTTTTGATTGTTTATTAACTCTTATTGTAGATAATAACTTTCAAAAAGATGTTGGTTACAGTCTACTTAGATTGATAGTAGGATTTACAATTGGTGCTTCTTTTGGTATGTTAATAGGTACACTTATTGGTTACTATTCTATTGCAAGACATGTATTATTTCCAATAATTAAATTTGTTATTACAATACCAAAGATAGCATTATTACCATTGTTTCTAATCATATTAGGCATAGGAGAAGAAAGTAAGATAGCCATTATTTCTCTTGGCACATTTTTTCCAGTTGTTATGGTAACATACTCAAGTGTATTGAGAGTGCCTAAAGGATTGATCGAATCATCTATGGCTCTAGGATTTTCAAGAACCTATATGTTGCGTCGTCTAATATTTCCTTATGCCTTACCTAACATTATAAATAGCGCATTTAGACTATCCATTTCTATGGGATTAGTATTACTTGTCGCTTCAGAAATGGTCGCTTCAAAATATGGACTTGGAAATTTTATTTACTATACTGGTGCTGAATTACAATTAGATAAGATGATTGCTGCTCTTTTTGTTTTAGGTTTCATTGGTATAGGGTGTAATAAGATAATAGATTTTATGTACAAGTATTTTTGTCATTGGTCTACTTTAAGTGAAGGAGAGAATTATGGACAGAATTGAACTAAGTGAATATTATCACGATGAAAACAGACAACTAAAAGCAATTGTTTATAAAACGCCAACTATGTATTGTATTGATTATGTCAAGGAAGATACTGTATTTAAAACAGAATCTTTTCCAGGCAAATCGATTCGTTATGTAGAAGACGCCGCAGAAAATTGGGCTCTGGGAATTAAACTTCTCAATGAGTAATTTTGTTTATGATAAAAGGCCAACAATAGGCACAAAAGATGTTCCAGGAGAATCTTGGGACATGTATATTCTCAGAACACTAAAAGAAGAAAGGAGTAAAAAAATGTCGTGGGGTTATCATCTAACTGTAGACTGTAAATCCTGCAATCGAGACAAAATCAAGAACGCAGACAATATCAGAAACTTTGCCAAGGCACTTGTTAAGAACATCGATATGGTAGCATACGGTGAACCACAAGTAGTTCATTTTGGCAGCGAAGATAAGACTGGATATACATTGGTCCAACTTATTGAAACATCAAACATTTGTGCCCATTTCTGCGACGACAGCGGCGATTCTTATTTCGACGTATTTAGCTGCAAACCATTTGCAAATGATATTGTAGTTGATACAATCAAAGAATATTTTGAACCTGAAGAAGAAAAAGCGAATTTTTTTAATCGACAGGCTTGAAACTGAATAAAAAATCACTATATATAATAGTGAAGATGCCAAAAGGGTCTTCACTATTATAACCTTGCTAAAACAGGAGGTACTCATGGTACATCAATTTGCACACGCATTTAACGACCCCTTTTTCATTGGCTTTGATCGTCTAGTAAATAGACTTGAGAGAGCCGCAAAACCGGTCGACAATTATCCCCCATTTAATATCCTATGTAATTCCGAAGATCAGTTTACTATCGAAATGGCAGTAGCTGGTTTTACTGAAGAAGATATTGACATTACATATAAGGATAGCACTCTTACAATCACTGCAAACGCTAAAGAAGAAAAGATAGATTATCTACATCGTGGCGTTGCAAAGCGTGGTTTCACTCGTAAGTTTAATCTTGCTGATACTATCGAAGTAAAGGGAGCCGATCTTAAAAATGGAATGCTTCTAGTTGATTTAGAGAATATAATTCCAGAAGAAAAGAAAGCTCGTAAAATTCCACTTGGAAGTAAGCAGACACTCCTGAGTGAGTAAACTACTTGGCGGGGGTTAATCCCCCGCCTCTTTTGAGATAGTAAATCATATAAATATGTTTTTAAAATAAAAAAGGTAAAATAATGGCAACAGTAGACTCCTTTGATTTTGACTTTGGATTTTCCGCAGTCACAGAACAAGAATTAGCCATTGTACAACAACTTGCGGCAGAGAAAGAAGAAGCTGCCAGTGCCGCGACTTTATCAACTTCCGAAAAGGAAGCACTAGAGAATAAGATTAATACTCTCTATAATATGTTTCAACCACTGTTGAACAATTTAGCAGCAAATCCAGAAAAAGACTACATTTACTGGCCTGAACGTCTATCAAAGATCGAAGCATTTAGAGATAAATTAGATGCGGTTTATACCGAATAAATCTCTTTACTTTCCGATCAAAGTATAGTATGGTAATTTTTTTAATCAACACTGAGGTGATATATGTCAACGAATCTATTAGATAAGTTGGTGAAGAATAGTTCTGTCAAGTTGACGGACACTCTTACCAACTCGCGCATTTATGGTAAAAAAGACATGGTGCCTACTCAAGTCCCCATGTTAAATGTTGCTCTCTCAGGTCGTGTTGACGGCGGTCTAACTCCTGGTCTCACGGTCCTTGCAGGTCCGTCTAAACATTTCAAGACGGCGTTCTCTCTTATCATGGCGGCCGCCTACCTAGATAAGTATGAGGACGGAGCAGTTCTATTCTATGACTCAGAGTTCGGCACACCGCAGAACTACTTTGACGCCTTTGGCGTTGATATGAGTCGTGTTGTTCATACGCCGATTACTGATGTTGAAGAACTAAAGTTTGACATTATGAAACAACTAGAAGGAATTGAGAGGGGCGACCGTGTCTGTATTGTTATCGATTCTATTGGTAATCTTGCGTCGAAGAAAGAAGTTGAAGACGCACTAGCTGGTAAGTCAGTTGCTGACATGTCTCGTGCAAAGGCAATGAAGTCACTTTTCCGCATGATAACACCACATCTTACACTTAAAGATATTCCACTCATTGCAGTCAATCATACTTACAAAGAGATTGGTTTATTTCCTAAAGACATTGTTGGTGGCGGCACTGGCATCTATTACTCTGCGGATACTATTTGGATACTTGGCCGTCAACAAGAAAAAGATGGTGCAGATATTGCCGGTTATCACTTCATTATTAATGTTGAAAAGTCTCGTTATGTTAGAGAGAAGTCAAAGATTCCTATTACTGTTACTTGGGAAGGCGGCATTAATAAATGGTCAGGTCTTCTTGACTCGGCACTTGAATCAGGTTATATTGTAAAACCAAGTAATGGTTGGTACCAACGAGCCGATGGCGAAGAAAAGTATCGTGCTAAAGATATTCAAAGTAATAAAGATTTCTGGTTAACTATGTTTAAAGAAACTGACTTTGTTGATTATCTAAAACACAAGTATTCAGTTGGTGATGTTAAAATGATTGCAGACGAGGAGGAAATAAATGATTGAACCCCTCATTCTAGGAGGACTTTTATACAATGAAGAATACACAAGGAAAGTAATACCGTTTTTAAAAGAAGATTATTTTGAAAGTTTTGAAAGTAAAAATATCTACAAAGTTATAGATGAGTATATTAAAACCTATAACGAAATACCAACAAAAGATGCTGTTCGATTCTCTATCGAAGAAAAAAGAAATCTTACTGAAGAACAGTTTAAAACCATCAATGATAAAATCAACGACCTAAATTATAACGAAAGCAATAGCTTAAACTGGATGATCGACAATACCGAAAAGTTTTGTCAAGATCGTGCTGTTTACAATGCGATTCGTAGTTCTATTGTTATTCTTGATAATAAAGATAAGAACAATGATAAGGGTGCAATTCCAAAGATTTTGTCTGATGCACTTGGTGTTTCTTTTGATAATAATATTGGCCATGACTTTCTAGAAAATACGAATGAACGATATGAATTTTATCATAAGAAAGAAGAAAGACTTCCTTTTGATATTGAACTGTTAAACACAATTACAAAAGGTGGCCTGCCTAAGAAGTCTTTGAATATTGTTCTCGCAGGCACAGGCGTCGGTAAGTCTCTGGCTATGTGTCACTTCGCTGCGACAAATCTAATGCATGGTAAGAATGTATTGTACATTACCATGGAAATGGCAGAAGAACGAATCGCTGAACGAATCGATGCAAATCTATTAGATGCTTCTATCGACGAAGTAAACATGATGCCTAAAGATATCTTTGAGCGTAGAGTTTCAAGGTTAAAAGATAAAACGCCAAGTAAACTAATTATCAAAGAATATCCTACTGCATCTGCTGGCAGTGGTCACTTTCGACACCTTATCGATGAATTAAAGATCAAAAAGAATTTTGTTCCAGATATCATCTATATCGACTATCTAAACATCTGTATGTCGAGTCGTTTACGCAATGGTCAAAATGTAAATTCTTATACATATGTAAAAGCGATTGCTGAAGAACTTCGTGGCCTTGCCGTAGAGTTCAATGTACCAATCGTTTCTGCTACTCAAACAACTCGGTCTGGTTATACTAACTCAGATGTTGGTCTTGAAGATACCTCAGAGTCGTTTGGTCTACCTGCAACAGCCGATTTTATGTTTGCTCTTATTTCTACAGAAGAACTAGAGTCACTAAACCAAATCATGGTCAAACAGTTAAAGAATCGATGGGCAGATCCAAACATGCACAAACGATTCGTTATAGGTATCGATAGAGCCAAAATGAGATTCTATAATGTCGAAGCCTCTGCACAAGATGGTCTTGTTGATGACACACCTGTTATGAGTAAAAGCAATTTTGGTGAACGATGGGATGAAGAAGAACTAGATGCCAAGTTACCAAAGAAATTTAACAAGAACAGTCTTTGGCAAGGATTTCAATAATGTCATATAAAGTGTCAGAAGAAGATGATGGTTTCTATATTATAGAAAACAATGAGTTAAAAATAACAAGATATTCATCTAGGGATAAGGCAGAACAAACCTGCCGCAAGTTAAACTTAGGCAGTGGATTTCAAGGAAAAACTCCTGCCTTTTTTAGTTATGAAAACAACAATGTCGTATACGATTATACAGAAGACAGTGAATATGTTTGGGAAGAATAAAAAAGCCGCTTCGAAGAGCGGCTTTTTACTTGGACCGTGTTGTCGAGCAGAACCCCACTGGCGGACTTTCCGCAACCTCGACTTTTCCTGGTGAATTTATTTTTCTCAACCCTTGCCTCTTATGTTATGAAAACACATTACACGCACCCTTTCTATTTATACAAAAAAATTTTAAAAACATCTTGACAAAAGGATTTTTTTATCCTAGGATGGATTAAATTAATTTAATGGAGTAATGTAATGGCTCTCAGCGTAAAGATTCGCCGTAAGAAGAAGGCATATGACCGCCTTAAGAAAGGCAATGCTTCTCAAATTTCGATGAAAGAAGGATATCGAAAGTATGTCCAATCATTTTATTTAGAAGTCGAATCTAAAGAAGTACAGAAGATAATTAACGACTGGCTTAAAGCGAACAAGAGTCGAACGGATTATGCTGCCATTATGAAGAATGAAATCTGGCGTTGGTCTAAGAATCATATTGCTGCTTACTGTTATTGGGACAAAAACGGTCCAGAGAAAGCACCTGAAGAGACCGTCGAATGGATGGAAAATTGTTTTCAAGAACTTATTCAACGCGGCAAACAAACTGCCAAAAAGGCAAAAAAGAAGGAGGAAAAGAAACAATCTTATCGTCCTTCGATACAAGACCGTATGCGTGAACAGTTAGCGGATATCGTTGCACAGTTAGAGGAATGGATAGATGAACAACCATCGAAGACGCTTCCTAAAGTCTTCGAATATCTAAAATCGAACAATGTAGCACAGGTGCATATCAAACCTATTCGTGAATACTATGCTCCTATGCGTGAAGAGTTTGTTACTCTTACGAAGAAGGACTGTCCTTCAGATTTGTTGGAAGGGTACTCACATCTTACTAAGACACAAATTAAGTTGTTTATCGCTTTCTTCGATCACCTTCTATCTGAACTTGATTTGTATGAAAATACAAAGAAGGCTACTCGTAAGAAACGCACACCTCGTCCTATGACGAAAGATAAACAAATTAAGAATATCAAATACAAGAAGGAAGATTCAGAATACAAATTAGCTAGTATTGATCCTATAAATATAATTGATGCTAGTTATCTGTATGTCTTTAATACTAGATATAAAGAATTCATAATTTATGTTTCTGAATCAGGACTTGCACTGAAAGGCACTACTCTTCAGAACTTTAATCCTGAAATGTCTATGAAAAAGAAACTGAGAAAACCAGAAGAATTTCTTAAAGACATTATGAAGAAAACACCTAAGAGTATTGAAAAACTATTCAATGAATTAAGTACAAAATCTTCTAACAACTTACCAGGTAGAATCAATACAGACTGTATTATTCTGAAAGCGATAAAGTAGATATGGACGAAATCACTTTTACACCGGAAGACGAAAACAAACCTACTCAGAAGATTGTATTGGATAAGACGGATAATATCGTTGCGTTTCCTAAGTCTAATATTCGAAGGCCTCCTCAATCGGTCGAAGAGCTTCGAAACAATTTGCGTGACGATCAAATGAAGGTGGTTATCGATTTATCAATGAACATCGTCTATAACATCATTCAAAACCTAGATGATATTGGTATTGATTTCGAAACCAATCCAAACGCAAATGATATTATGTTCTGTGTCGAATCGCTTAAGTCGATGATTATGCGAACCTATGGATTAGACCATCCTCTTCAGTTAATAGCGGAAGAAGTGTTAGACATAGAAGATCCAGACGAAATTATAGGCCAATTTTTAGGTGATCTAGACCTGCCTACCGGATAAGTTATTGATTTTCTTATCGAAAAAAAATTAAATTTTTTTAAAAAAAATGCTTGACTTTTCTTTTCAAAACGAATATCCTTATAATATGAAAACGAATCGAGAAAGAAAAGAAATGAAAGTATACCGAATCAACTGCACCAATCTCAAATTTCAAAACACTTATCAACTTTCACAGCTTTTTTCCTCAGAAGAAAAAGCAGTAGCATTTATCGAAGAGCTCGATAGAAAAGACAATGATAAGTGGTGGGAATATGATTACGAAATCGTAGAGGAGTCAGTAATATGAATACCGAAATGTACAGAGAGTTTTACATAGAGTTTTGCACTGAGTCCAATACTACTCCAACCGACGAAGGATTTAAAGAATTCGTAGAGTGGCGTTTGCGCGTCGAATCTCTCTTTAAAAACAAAAGGTGATATAACCATGGTTGAAAAATATGTTCGTGAAGACGGCAAGATTGCTGTTCTGGTGAGTGCTGGTTACGGTGCTGGGTGGAGTACCTGGAATACTGTCGATGAAGAGTTGGCAGAAGCACTGTTGTTTGACGCTGATGTTGTAAAGATGGTTCTGGAAGATCGTGAGGACGAGATTGAGGCCTTCGTTACAGAAAAATACAAAGACAATGATTGGTTAGTTACTGGCGGTGCAAAGGACCTGTTTGTGGAATGGGTTAATAAAGGAGAAAGATTTGTCATAGATGAGTATGATGGAGCTGAACACCTGGTACGCGAAACAGAAACTTATTGGTACGAAGCATAATTTTTTCAAAAAATTATTGACTTTGTTTTCAAAATATCGTAAGATCCATATATTGATTAATGATGAAACGCCAAAGGAGATAACTAATGGCACATGAACTTGAAATCGTAAACGGCCAAGCACAACTTGCATATGTTGGTGAAGTACCGTGGCATGGTCTTGGTGTCCAAGTACCTGAAGACACTTCTGCCATGGACATGATGGCACTTGCTGGTCTTGACTGGCGAGTCGAAGAACTCGATTCGTTTGTAGAGTTTAACGGCGAAAAGATCCCAACTGGTCAGAAAGCACTTGTGCGTGACATTGACGGTAAGGTACTGACACAGGTTGGTGCTAACTGGAACCCCGTACAGAACTCAGAAGCATTTGAATTCTTCCATGAATTTGTCGAAGCAGGTAACATGAAGATGCATACTGCTGGTTCACTGAAAGACGGTCAGATTATTTGGGCTCTTGCAAAGGTCGAAGACAACTTCACTTTGTTTAACGGCGACACAGTAGAGTCTTATCTTCTGTTCTCCAATCCTCACCAGTATGGTAAGAGCATAGATGTTCGTTTCACTCCTATTCGAGTCGTTTGCAACAACACTCTTACACTGTCACTTGGCAAAACGGCTGACAATGCAGTTCGTTTGAACCATCGTAAAGCATTCGATGCTGAAAGCGTGAAAGCAACTCTCGGTATTGCTCATAGCAAACTGGATCAATATCGTGGAATGGCAAAGTTTCTTGGTTCGAAACGGTACACTGCTAAGTCACTTGACGAGTATTTGACTGAATTGTTTGGTACTAAGAAGAGTGCTGCTGGCGATCTTAGCCGCACAGGCGAAACGGTTCGTGAACTGATGAGCACACAACCTGGCGCTCAGTATGGTGAAGGCACTTGGTGGCAGGCATACAATGCTGTAACCTACTTCACTGATCATGTTGCAGGTCGTTCAAATGATACTCGTATGCAGAGCGCATGGTTTGGCGCTAATCAGAAAAAGAAAGTAGATTCTTTGAAGAAAGCCGTTGAATATGCAGAGGCCGCTTAATGCGGCTTCTTATCTCTACAATCATATGTCTTGGCGTCGGCTTCTTAGCCGGCGTCAACGTCTATGGTTCTGATACTTCTTCGAAAGAAGACATTCATTGTTTGGCTCTTAACATATATCATGAAGCGGTATCTGAACCTCTCAGAGGAAAAATAGCGGTGTCTTATGTGGTATTGAACCGTGTAAAAAGTTCAAAATTTCCTAATACTGTATGTGATGTTGTTTTTGAAGGTCCTCACCGTCCGCATTGGAAAGATAAATACAGACAGGTGCCTATTAAAAACATGTGCCAGTTTTCTTGGTATTGCGATGGTAAAAGCGATGAAGTATTTGACTTAGATGCATATGACGATTGTTTTGAAATCGCTAGGCGTGTTTTGAATGAGTATGGCACAGAAAGAGCAGACGATCCTTCAAAGGGTGCAATGTGGTATCATGCAGACTATGTTAATCCAAAATGGAGTAATACTTTAAAACGCACTACGAAAATAGGAAGGCATATTTTTTATAAACAATGACAGACGACCACAAAATTCTGGTGTTAGAAGAACTTCTGAACGTTAGAAAACGTAAACAGAAAGAATTGGCTTATTATCAGGAAAAACTTCTTGAGTTACAAGAGAAAATGCAGTATATTCAAATGGATATACAAGTAACAAATATTATTATAGGAATTATTGAGGAAGAAAATGTCGTTGATATTCAAAAATACATCGTCGATAGGCGATTAGAAGGAATCGAGAAGTGAGTGAATTCAGACTTGGTATATTCAGACTTCTCAAACGCATTATAGGTGGTAGTAGTGTTCTACTTGCGATTGTTTACACCATAGGACACATTATCATTGCCATGATCTGCAACAATTTAATTACAGGTGCAGAGTTTACATTAGCAGCAGTAGACGCAATTATAGAGCCTTGCATCAATGGCGTATGGTTTTATGTTCTGCATAAACTGTGGATATTCGAAACAAACAAGGTAAAATAAAAATGAATTTTGAAGAACTTACATCATATCGAAAATGTGGCCATGAAGGCGTTGATGAATTACTCTGGGTCACTAGTGATAGTGGTGCTTTTGGTAATGAAAGAGACGGACCTTTGTTTGATTGGATCGCCGATCATCATTTGTTTATGGATCATGTAAAACAATTTAAAGCGGTGATACAGGCTGGCGGTAACTGTGGTATGTACGCTCGTTTCTATAAAAATTATTTTGAAAAGGTTTACACGTTCGAACCAGACGAATTGAACTTTTATTGTTTAGATAGAAATTGTGTTGGTGATGGTTATGTAAAGACCAAAGGTGGTTTGGGTAATACAACAGAAAAGTTTACTATTCAAAATACCAACAAAAATAATGTAGGTACACATAAAATCAAAGATGCACCAGGCGATGTACAAATGTATCGTATTGATGATATGACTTTAGAACACTGTGATTTGATACACCTAGATATAGAGGGATATGAAGAGAAAGCCCTAGAAGGCGCTGTTGAAACAATAAGAAAGTTTAAACCAGTTGTTGTAACAGAAGCGAATCGAGGGGCTTCTTTTTTAGAAAAACTAAATTACAAAAGAGCGTCCAGAGGAAGAATGGATAGTATTTTTGTTTATGGTTGGCATGATTAACGGAGGAATATAATATGGCAAAAGGCAAAAAGAGTAAAGGTAATAAGTATGTCTCTAAAGGAGAAGTTGGCACCAATAGAGCGATTACAAAAGAACGTCGTCGAGAGTATATGGAAAATACACTTGCAAGGCGAATTAATCAATTGAGAGCCTGGCGTGCAGGAAAGAATGTTGTACTGGTTGTAGAAAATACGGCTAAGAAAACGAATCGTCCTTTTATGCGTGTGTCAGCAAATGAACTTTGGGGTAGTCCAAAACGTTATCTCATGAATGCCAAAGCAGGGGATGGCGATGAATGAAAAGTTTTGAAACTCTTTTTTCAAAGATATTGACGAATGATAAGCCGTTCGTCTATCCTTTTGGAAGAGGTGCTAACCAAGAGTTTCCAAACGAGTGTATTTGTGATGAATGTTTACGGCTTTCAGTATATCGTAAACCTTGGCGCTGGGGCAGTCCAGGCAAAAGAGTACATAGAAATGATTCTACTAGAGAATGGAGTAATAAAAGTATGAATAATCGTGAAGATATCTCGCTCTTGGCGAGAAACAATATAATTCAAGTTGTGTTTACTAAGGCTGATGGTTCAGAACGACTGATGACCTGCACTCTTATGGATGAACATATCCCTAGTCAGGCACGTCAAACCGAATCAACAGAAACCAAAAAGATTAACACAGAAGTCTTACCTGTGTGGGATATGGAAAAGGAAGCGTGGCGTTCTTTCCGTATTGATTCAATTAAAGCGGTTGCGGTATGCTAAAATGGAAATAACAAACGGCGAATTAATTCGTAACGAAACAAATCAAAATGCCATGGGCGGCACTGAGCTCATGGCAACAAGAATGCACGAACTTATTCCACAAGATTTACTTGAAGGTGTGCAGATTATTCATTCTAGGCCAAGAGAACTACGGAATGATTTGAAAAAAGTTTTAGTACTACATGATTTGCCAGGCGATCCAGAAGTACAACATCTAAAAGATGGTGGTTGGAAGAAGTATGATAAACTCGTATTTGTTTCTAACTGGCAACTCCAGATGTATAACGCATATCTAGGCGTACCATATTCACATTCGGTTGTTTTGAAAAATGCAATCAATCCTATTAGTGAAATTGGTAAAAATGATAATGTTATCAAAATAATTTATCATACGACACCGCATCGAGGTCTAAATGTTCTTTATGCAGTGTTCGATGCTATTGCGAAGACTGATGATAAAGTTCAATTGGATGTTTATAGTTCTTTTAAAATCTATGGATGGGAGCAAAGAGACGAACCGTATAAAGAATTATTCGACAAACTTCGTGAACACCCACAAGTTAACTATTATGGCTCAGTGCCAAATGATGAAGTTAGATTAGCACTAGGTGTTTCTCACATCTTTGCATATCCGTCTATCTGGCAAGAAACCTCTTGTATCTCATTAATGGAGGCCATGTCTGCTGGTTGTTTATGCGTACATCCAAACTATGCTGCACTACCAGAAACCAGTGCTGGTATGACACAGATGTATCAATGGACAGAAGATATGAATAAACACGCTGATGTTTTTTACAACAATTTGGTGTACGCAATTCAAACGATTCGTCAAAGAACATTTAATGGACGAGCACAGAAGACATATGCTGATGCCTATTATAATTGGGCGAATCGAAGGAATGAGTGGTGTGGATTTTTAGAGGCAATAAAAAACTCTTGACAATTATCCACAAATGTGTTATGGTATAAAAAATAAAATGATTATGAAAGTAATGCAATGATACTTATTGATTTAAACCAAGTGATGATATCCAATTTGATGGCTCAGATTGGTAACCATCACAACATCGAATTAGACGAGAATCTAATTCGTCATATGGTTCTAAACTCGATTCGAAACTATAGAAACAAGTTTAAAAAAGATTTTGGTGAGCTTGTTATTTGTTGTGATGATAAGAACTACTGGCGCAAGGAAGTATTTCCTTATTATAAAGCCAGTCGTAAGAAGAATCGTGAAAAGTCAGAACTTGATTGGAATGAAATATTCCGAGTACTAAACAAGATTCGTGACGAACTAAAAGAATTCTTTCCCTACAAAGTAATTCAGATTGATACAGCAGAGGCTGATGATATCATCGGCACGATTTGTCATATCGAAGGTAAGATGTTAACATCTGATGATCCTGATGATAAGATTTTAATTCTATCAGCTGATAAAGACTATATTCAATTACACACCTACGCAAATGTAAGTCAGTTTGATCCTATTCGTAAGAAGTGGATACGTCATGACAATCCTTCGGACTATCTCAAGGTTCATATTATGAAAGGAGATATCGGCGACGGTGTGCCTAATATGTTAAGTGCTGATGATGTTTTTGTTATGTCAAAACGACAAAAACCTTTGACGCAAAAAAGAATCGATGAATTCATGAAGAATGGATCGGTCGATCCTGAAACGATTCGCGGATACACAAGAAACGAAGCGTTGATTGATTTATCAAAAATTCCTGTTAAAATCAAAGAACAGGTTATTGATAAATATAACGAAGAAAAGAAGATCAGCAGATCCAATCTAATGAACTTCTTTATGAACAACAAACTGAAAAATCTGTTAGAAAATATAGGTGAATTTTAATCATGGAACTTTCAATATCAGAAGTTTTAAACAAAGCTTCCAAAATGAAATCCAAGTCCGAAAAGGTATCTTGGTTAAAGAAACACGATGTACGAGCACTTAAGACTGTTTTAAAGGCAATGTATGATCCAACTCTTAAATGTCTATTACCAGAAGGCAGTCCTCCTTACACACCATCTTCTCAAGTAGACGATCATGGTATGCTTTACACCAACACAAAGCGCATTCCGTACTTCTATGAAGGCATGGGTACTCCTGTTCTTCCTATGAAGCGTGAACAATTGTTTATTGAACTTTTAGAACTTGTCAATAAAGACGATGCACTACTTCTTATTGATATGAAAGACAAGAAGAAAATTAAAGGTCTTACAGCAGATACGATTAACGAAGCCTTTCCTAATCTTATTACAATCAAAAAACAGGAGAAAAGTGTTTAGCCATGGGCAAGACATATCGCCAGGAAAAGAATTACTGGGACGACGGTGGGTACAACGACAAAAATAGTCGTAGGAAGAAAAAGTATAGAAAATATAATAAAGATGAACAGATTCAACAGAAGCGTGAAACTAAACAGCGCGCTATGTATGAACAAATTCAAGAAAGAGATAGTCATTAATCATGCCAACTTACACGGTTGAATATCTGAAAGGTAAAAACAAAGGTACCGTTTCAGATGTTCTTATGAAATACGAAGAAGTTAAACAACTAGAGAAGAAGGGACAACTTCGTATAATTCCTTCTGCTCCCATGATTGTTTCTGGTGTCGGCTCTGTGACTGGTAGAATTGATAATGGATTTAATGATGTTTTAAATGGCATCAAGAAAGCAAACAGGGGGTCCACTATAGAAACGAAATAGGAGACAACATGCTTGCCAGCCCCGAACGACTAACAAAAAAACAAAAAAGAATACTTCGCCAAGAAAGGGTAATAGACAAATCGGGTAACATACAGTCAAACAATTTTAAATTAAAAAAAATACAACCTTTAACACAAGCACAAATTGATGCTTTTGAATCCTTCGATGAAGGATATAATTTGTTTCTCCACGGATTTGCTGGCACAGGAAAAACATTTATAGCTTTATATCTCGCATTAGACTTGATTCAAAAAGTAAATTTATATAAAAAAGTATACATCGTAAGATCGGTAGTTCCTTCAAGAGATATGGGATTTCTACCAGGTAATGCAAAAGAAAAGACAAAGATATACGAAACACCATATTATGACATATGTAATAAGTTGTATGGTCGTGGTGATGCCTATGATGTTTTAAAAACAAAAAACATATTAGAGTTTATTTCTACATCTTTTATTCGAGGTATTACTTTAGATGATTGTATTGTAATCGTAGATGAAATGCAGAACATGAATTCTATGGAATTACACAGTATCATGACACGCATTGGCGAGAACTGTAAGATAGTCTTTTCTGGTGATATTAACCAGGATGACTTGACAAGTGAACGAAAAAAAGAGTATAGTGGTTTGCGTGATTTTATGCGAATCATAGAAAATATGAAAGAGTTTGACTTTATCGACTTCACACAAGATGACATTGTAAGAAGTCAAATTGTTAAATCTTATATTATTGAACGACACAAACTTGGAATGGACTTTTGATCTTTAATCATACACCAAAGGCAATCTTTAAAGACTTGCCAGTTAAATATGCAGATGGCGGAAGGTTTTATCAATCTCCTAAAGGGGAATGGTATCCTTCCGTCACTACTGTTTTATCTGCCGATTCGGACAAAGAAGAAGGTATTAAACAGTGGCGAGAAAGAATAGGCGAAGAAGAAGCAAATAAGATTTTAGTACAAGCTTCGAATCGTGGTGAGTCTGTACATCTTATCTGTGAAAGATATCTTAACAATGATCCTGATTATGCAAAGGGTCAGATGCCTACTAACATATTTTCCTTTAAATGTATTCAAAATATTTTAGACTCCCACATAAATAATATACACTGTCAAGAAGAACCTCTATACTCAAACTACTTGAAAACAGCTGGTAGAGTAGATTGCTTGGCAGAATTTGACGGTAAATTATCTGTTATAGATTTTAAAACATCTAGAAAGATGAAACGAAAAGAGTGGATTTCAAATTACTTTATGCAAACATCCGCGTATGCGGTTATGTACGAAGAACTGACAACAATTCCAGTATCTCAAATAGTGGTCATAATTTCCGTCGATGGGTCAGAACCACAAGTTTTCGTTGAAAAACGGGATGATCATATCCATAACTTCATCGAAATACGAAAAAGATATGAGGAGTTAAAAAATTGCACAGAATCTTAATGGTAACCTTTATTTTAGCGATTTTACCATGTATTGCACAGGCCGATCACGGTCCACCAGAATTTGTAGATACAATGAAACCGATTATGTGTTCTAATGCTGATTTTGTAATCAAAGAATTGGAAGAAACATTTGGCGAATCGCAAAAAGATGTAATAGGTTTGTCAGAAGATAATACAATAGCCGTCACCGTTTTCGAAGGACCCGATTCGTTTTCCGTAGTGGAATTCTTCGCAAATGGGTTGGCCTGCATCATTTCCATTGGAAAAACCAACGGAAAAGAGCCTGATAAGGTGTTGTAAAAATGCCACAAAAGCATGTTTTTTGAAAAAAATTTATAAATCTTTGATTTCGTTGGATTTTATTTTTAAAATAAATGCCGTTTTTTGTTGACTTATGGTCCTTTTTTTGTTAGGATGCACCATAAATTGATGAAAGAAAGAAAGCGAATCGAAATGAATACCGAATACCAATTCACAGGTTTTGAATACAAACGTGCTTCTGTTGAGGTCGACACAATGACCCCTGAAAACAAGCGTGACATTCCTTGTGATGGTTGTCCTCTTGCAGCTACTTGCGCTGCCAACTACACCGAATGTTCAGCGTTTCGTAATTGGGCTTCTACTGGCGACTACAAAGACGCCGATGTTCAACGCCTAATCCGCGCTTCTAAGTAATTTTGAGGCGAGATAACTGGAGATTAAATGGTCTAGGGCATACTGCCACTGAATATCTTTTAAGATAACTGGCGACCATAACGATCTAGGGCATAGTGCCACTGAATATCTTTCCCATAGGATGGTTCAATGAAAACTATTATTTTAATCACATATCTAGGTAGCAATCTTTTAAGTCAAGCTACCTATGACACAATGGACTCTTGTATGGTTGCACGAGAAAGTATGTTGAAACAACCACAAGTACAGGCATTTTGCGTCTATAGAGACAAACGCAAAGAAATCGATCCTTCTAGTTTTTTTCGAGCATTCGAAGAAATGATGAAAAATCCTTCTTGACAAATGAAGATTGTTGATTTAGAATACGAAAGATGGTTAAGAGATCCTAGATTCTCTGAAGCCGTCGATAATCTTGATATCGGTACAATATGGGAGTGGATTAATGTCAATGCATCTTGTGGGGCCGTGGATGACCACGACGAATTACAAAAAAAGAAAACCCAAGAACAAGACTAAAGCCCAAATACAATCCGATATTCAACACGCAAAGTTTTTAAAACGCATGGGTGTAACTGGTCAAACAAACACTAGTGCGAAATGTAGGGGTGTAGCGCAGCTTGGTAGCGCATCTGGTTTGGGACCAGAGGGTCGGGGGTTCAAATCCCTCCACCCCGACCAATTCTATCATCCTGGTAGTGCCAAGAAAGAACCTAACGTATACAGCGGTAAGCGTAAACTTATTGGTATTGCCACGATGCATAAATCCAATATGGTACCAGTGTTTTCAGAAGAAGACGCTGAAGCAATTTCAAAGATGAGGCGATGACGAAGACCATTATCCATATTAATAAAAATCTGAAACAATCTAATGACAAACATGGTAGAACGTTGCCTGTGTGTCGTGTAGAAGAAAATGGTCAAACTTGGTATGGCAGTGCTGTAGATATTCTTGGGCCTAGCAAGATGGTTTATAGTCCAGACAAGCCAAGAAAATGTGGCGCTAAACTTTGGATTGAAACTGATAGTGAAATAGTTATTCATGATAAGACTACATATTCAGAAATGAGGCGATGATGAAACTTACAATTGTAATATTTTCTTTAATGGCGGCCGCATTTCTTGCAGGAATGGAGTTTGCTGATGCACTCAATTCCTTAAACTGAAAAGGAAATCAACAATGGCGGAATGGGAAAAATATCTATCACCACATGGACAAAGAAAAGAAACCTGTGAATATGTCGTTGGCAGGTTTGATTTAACTCCAGAATATAGAAATAACGCCACCATTAGAAGGTGGGTTGAATGTAGTAAGATGAGACTTGCAGAAATAGCAAAAGAAGAGTATATGCAAGCTTACTGGCAAGCTTATAGGGATGCTCAAATACTACATCAAGGGTGTTGACAATGAAATATAAAATAATGTATCTTATTGGTGAAAAAGAAGGTATCTTTTATGATAAAGACTATCTAAAAAAAGATGGTGAACTTCTTACATTTGATACTGAAGAAGCAGCAGAAGAATATCGTCGTGGCCATAAAAGATGGCATGTTGTAGAACATAAAGGAGATGTAACTTGTTAGAAGAATCTTTACCTTTATTTGAAAAAGAATCACTTGCTGATCGTATGATGAGAGACAAGACAGCAAGAAGTCGCCGTAGAGAAACAAAAGTGATAGCCAAAACACAGATATATAAAGAGCAGAAGGATGCTAAAGAGCGTCTTCGTGCTAAGAGATTATTGCAAAAACAAAAACGGCGATCTATTGGGAAGAAATAAATGGAAGAAGATTATACAATATCAGAAGTTAAAGAACTTGTTTTTGATGAACAAAATTTAAATCTTACTGTAATGGGTAAAAAAGACAATCTTGCTTTAATGGATCATTTTATAGGAATATATGATGATTTTATGTCGATTGAAGATTGCAGGAGAACTATTACAGAATTTGATGAATATGAAAGACACGGACTTGGTATGAATCGTCAGCAACACGACGGTGTTTCAAAACACTTGAAAGACGATTTTAATATGTTTCAAGAAAATTTACTTCAGCAAAATATAGATGATCGTATGCGTAATGATACTGGCGAAGGAGATATGGCACCGCCTCTTGAAATAGATATGGGAAGAACCTTTAGTACTGCTAATTTCTTTTTAGATCAATTTTTTAATTATGTTTGGCAAGATTACACGGCTCGTTATCCTATTTTGACAGAAACAGGAGTAACCATTCGACACTTAAAATATCAAAGAACACACATTGGTCAAGGATATCATGTTTGGCATACTGAAGACCTGGGACTAGCATATGATGATCGATGTGCTGTTTTTATGTTATATTTAAATGATGTACATGAAGGAGGCGAGACAGAATTTCTTTATTATCCTGGCAGAATATCTCCAAGAGCTGGTAGACTTATTGTATGGCCTGCTGGTTATACGCATGTACACCGAGGTAATCCACCGATTAGTAACACTAAATATGTATTGACTGGATGGGTTCAATATAGTCACAATTAAGGAGTAAACCTATGTGGGATATGATCGACAGATTATTCGGTGACACATTGTGGATCTGGACAGCTATACTAGGTTCATTAGCAGGCGCTGCGTTTTTGGCATACTTCAAAGATACCAAAGCGGGTCTATGGGCTTATGCACAGTTAGATAAGTTCTTAGACACACTGGTTGCTAAATTTGGATGGACTTGGCTCGAACAACCAGAAGATTCTTGGAGAAAGAAGTATCCAAAAATCACCAAAAAAATTGATGAACTAGAAGACAGAATTAAAAAATTAGAAAGAAAGTCGCGGTCGTCGAAGAAATAAATGATAAAACCAATAAGGCCAGATCGTGTAAATGACTATTCGAAATATATGTTAAAGTCACTTATGTTATTTTGTGGCATACCTTTTATTTTCGGTCTGTTCGTTAAACCTCTAGCTCTGGCCTTAATCATTTTTATTTCAGATTATCTATGGCATTTAAAAGAAAAAGCAATTGAAAATGATGAATGATAAATAGTCTTACTTAAGTTTACTTAATTTTTGGGAGACTAGTTATGGCAATTTCAGACCTTTCTTTTAAAGACAAATCATTATTGTTCGCTAAACTTGCTTCGATTGCTTATTCAGATGACGTTAAAGACGTTAAAAAGAAAGTGAAAGAATTTGGTTTTACCGCGATTGAATTCTATAATCTTGCCGGAGCACAGGCATATCGTTTTCAAAACAAAGACGATTGCGTCATTGCTTGTAGAGGCACACAACCAACAGAATTTAACGATATCAAAGCAGACTTACAGGCACTACCAGTTGTAGCAGAAACAGTTAGTCGTGTACATCGTGGCTTTAAGGCAGAGGTAGACGAATTGTGGCCACATGTGCTTGAAGATATTCAGGCGGTAACAGCAAAACAAAAGTTGTGGTTCTGTGGTCATAGTTTAGGTGCAGCAATGGCAACTATTATGGCCAGTCGTTGTCACTTATACGAAGGCATTCCACCAGTAGAAGAACTATACACATATGGATCACCTAGAGTAGGTTGGAAAAAATATGTAGATAGTTTGGCAGTTACACATCATCGCTGGGTCAACAATAACGATATTGTTACTCGTGTACCATTAAGAATTATGGGGTACAGACACCACGGTACAGAACATTATATGAACGCATATGGAAATGTTCGTAATGCGACAGGATGGCAAAGAGTCAAAGATCGTTGGCGCGGTATGCTGATGGGCCTAAAGAAAGGCAAGATAGATAATTTCTCTGATCATTCTATGGTAGAGTACATAGGCAATTTAGAAAGATATGTTAAGGAATAAAAAACTTTCTTTTTTCTGTTGACATTTATGACCGAATCGATTATATTAAGAATATGAAAACGAATCGAGAAGTGAAATAAATGCACAACTACATAGATCATGAAGAAATTCCTTCGAATATTGCATCATATCTACTGACTGTGGCTGATGCAGATAACATCGCAGAACTATCTTTAGAAGATATCAACAGTTTCTTAAACGGAGTTGAAGAAATGGTCGATTACAAGGGAGTTGACTACGATGACCGTCATGGAGGTCCTTTTGACCGCGGCTCTGCTGATTCATACTACGGCCGTGTACGCGATCCTCATTACTTTGTAGGAGATACCTACAACAGTACTATGAAAGGCATTAGAGAAATGACTAATGCTGAGATTGATGCCTACCATGCAGGTTATGATTACAATGAGTCTATGGGAGACAAGAAGGACTGGGGTTGATGAACTTAAATGAAACGAATCGAAAAGACGCAATGGATCTTTGGAAGACCAAATTTCCAGTCTTCGATTGGGAAACTGTAAAAAGAGTAGCCCAAAATCCTCGTGTGAATGATATTAGAGAATTGGAGGAAACTCTCAATAAAATTATTCTAAACAGAGTTAATAAGTAAGTTACGCTGGTATAGCTCAGTTGGTAGAGCAGGGGTTTTGTAAACCTCAGGTCCCGAGTTCAAGTCTTGGTGCCAGCACCATATTTGGGCCCCATCGTCTAGCGGTTAGGACGCGGCCCTTTCACGGCTGAAACAGGAGTTCGATTCTCCTTGGGGTCACCAAATTTAAAAAGGAAGTGATTATGTCAAAGAAGCATATCAATATTGAACTAGACCCAGCGGATCGGGAATGGGAATATGATGGCGATGGCAATAAGATATACAAACTAGAAGCTGGTTTTAGTAAAAAAACGATATGGGAAAAAAATGAAAAATCACTTGACAAAGATGATAAAGAGTGATAATATATAAAAATGATTGAGAAATTCATCTTGATCATACAAAGGAGATGGCGACTCACATGCCGCAACGTCAAGGACTATATGTTATACGTTGAAAGGTGAGCTTATGTAGAACGTCCTGAGCATGACATTAAACTGCTCACTGCCTCTGATGAGTCCGTAGGGACGAAACACTAAGGTGTCAGGCAGCAAGACTGTCAATCTTAAACTGAAATGAGGTATAATATTATGACTACATCTAAGACTTCTCGCGTACTTGAGGCTTTCAAGGCAGGCGAGCAAATGACTTCAAAGCAGATTCGCGCACGTTTCGGCGTCGCCAATCCTACTGCGATGGTCAACACACTTCGTCAAACGGGTTATGCTATCTATAGCAATGCTCGTACTAACAAGAAGGGTGAAACTCGCAACTTCTATCGCCTAGGTACTCCTAGTCGCGCTGTAGTTGCAGCCGGTTACCGCGCTCTAGCGGCAGCTGCTTAACCAGTTAAGGGAGGAGGTTTTTCCTTTCTCACTTTCTCTGTTACCTCCTCCCATTGGTTTTAAAAAGAAAAAAGGCGCTTTCGAGTGCCTTTTTTTGTTGCCATTTTCAACCGAATCACATATATTAACATTATGAAAACGAATCGAAAGCGAATCGAAATGAACATTCAAACAGATAACCGAGAAATGAAGAGAGTCAATTTAAGGCAAATGAGTTCATTGGCGAAAACTCTTCGTTCTAAACTAGCCGTAGTATATGCTCTTGACGCTGATCTTGAGGACGCTTATTGTTATGATTTGCGTGATCAATTGACAAGAATTTCTAAATCACTTGAAGAACTTGAAACTTCGATTTCTCGTGCTAATGTAAAAAATGGAATATAAATAGATAACTTGTCGGACGGGAGAAGAATGATGGAACAGAATATTAAAGAAATCATTATTGATGCTTTACGAGAAGCAGACATTATGGAGCAAGGACGATCTAAGTACGACTATGAAAATGTCCTTTATGTCGCAGAAAGGTTGTCTGGAGTTCCATATTCTTGGATTAAAGAAGTAGATAAAAGGGAAAGGCTATGTGGCGCGCGGTAGAAACTAGAGAATATCAAGATGGCACTAAAGTAGACGCCATGATATATTTTGCATATCAAGCAACAGCGGAAGAGTACAAATCAATGGCGCTTAAAAAATTTATTAGGTGTTCTAATGGTCAAGATTATGTCGTTTCCGATATAAATATAAACGAAGCTCAGTAATCAAGACTTGAGGATAAAACTTATATCCTATATAGTTAAAGAGCCTTCAGAAAGAGCCGTAACCCGTTTACGGCTCTTTTTCTTTCATATAAATACTTGCAACAGATTGCGAGGAAACAATGAAATCTTTTAAAAACTTTGTTAGGCAGGAAACTATGGCGATAACAATGAAAGAGGCCCTTGAAACAATGCAGGACCTCAAATCTAAACTTATTGAATTGGGTTATATTGAATTAAAAGATAAAGGCAGTAAGAAAGTTATCGTTGTTACTTCTGAACCTAGAACTGATGCAATGGCAAAAATACAGAATGCTCTTGCTGGTGCGAAGTTTAATCCAGATATGTCTGGTAGTTCAATTGGTGGTATCGAATTACCATCTGGTCTAGGTATTCTAATTAAATCTACAAAAGGCGGTGGTTCAGGTGCAGGTGCAGCGATGACAGCACTTGTCGAATCAGCACAGTGTTTATATTGTGCCGCTAGATGGTATGAAAACGGCAAATATGATGCAGACTCATTAAAACGAGCCTATAAACACGTTGATGTTACTGAACCTCTTGACAAGATGATCAATGATCCTCCTGAAGACTGGATTAAAAGTTTCATTGTCACCGCAGAAAAACTTTATGAAAAATATTCTAGTGTAAAGAATTATAAGTTTCATAGAGGTAGTTCGTGGGTAGACAGACTCGAAACCAGATTTAAAAAAGCAAACAAAATAGAAGGTGAATTTTCTAACCCTAACAAATGGACACCTGCTGATATTTGGATGGTGTCTAATAGTAGTAGTGAAGATTTCTCTGGCGCTGATTCTATTATTCAGTTGAATTCAATTCTACTCAAAGGAATTTTTGACAAACAAATTATTGGTGTTTCTCTGAAGAAGACTTCTTCTGCAAAGTTTTCAGAACAAAATCTTACAAAAGATAGAAGCACATATGAAATTAAAAATCCTTGGTATACGACAGGAAGAAGAAGCTTCTTTGCGTCTAAAGACATTTATCTAATATATCATGAAGGAGAAGTACAGTTTAGAACGTTCAATGTTGGTTCTGGTTGGCAAGGCGAGATAAAAGGTAAGTACGCAAACCATGGAAAAATATCTCATGGTCCTGTTAACGCTATTGTCAAAAGATTATCAGGTAAATCTTTAGATGATCCTAAAGCGATTAAGATCATGTTTGATAAAAACCGAGACGGTTTAAACAAGAAATTCTATGAATACTACAAAGATATAGAAACCAGGCCTCTTAGTTATAATAAATTTGTGGGAGAAATTAGTGGAAAAGATTGGGATTGGCACCTGAGTAAATACTTAGGCGCACAATTAATCTCACTTGTCGGTAAAAAAGATGCCGAAAAAGTTATTGGTGCAGCTATTAGTTATGCATCATCCAATTCAGAAATGTCAGCTCCTTTTATAAAGATATCATAAAATGCTTAGACTTAATTCATATCTTACAGAACAAAAGAATACTCACATGGAGCACATTGAAGACAATGTGTTAAATGGTGGAGTTGATGGCGCACGACAATCGATTAACTTCTTAAGTGCGTTACGAGACATGTTGGCTGGTAATTCAAAATCAGCTATTGATACAACAGTGAAGTGGGACGGAGCGCCCGCCATATTTGCAGGAGTGGATCCAAGTGATGGAAAATTTTTCGTTGCAAAAAAAGGTGTTTTTAATAAAAATCCGAAGGTATATAAGACAGAAGCTGATGTTGATGCAGACACAAAAGGAGATTTGGCAGTCAAACTTAAAACTGCGCTCAAACATTTCTCTTCTCTCGGCATTAAAGGAGTCGTACAAGGCGACCTGCTCTTTACTAAGGCTGATCTCGGGTCTATCAATTATGATGGTGTGGATCATGTTACTTTTCATCCTAATACCATTGTCTATGCTGTACCGTCTGACTCTGCTTTGGGAAAGCAAATTAAAAATTCAGAAATAGGTGTTGTATGGCACACTACATATACAGGTGATTCTTTTGAAACTATGAAGGCTACATTTGCAAAACCTATTGCAGATAGTCTAAACAGTTCTACTAAAGTATGGTCAACTGATGCAGTCTACCGTGATGTATCTGGTAAAGTCACTCTTACAGATAGTGAAACAAAACAAATCACCAAACATCTTTCCGATGCCGGCAAAATTTTTAAACAGATAGATAGAAAGACGCTTAACGGCATATCGGAAAATGATGAATTACTTCAGCGTGTAAAGACCTTCTTGAATTCAAAGGTTCGTCAAGGTCAGCGTATGGGTAATACAGCGAAACTTACAGACGACTTGGTTAAAAGTCTAATGGATTTCTTTGAACAAGAAAAAGGATCAAAGAAAACTGAAAGAGGCAAATCGGCTGTATCAGCGCGTCAACAAAGTGTAATGTCATATTTTGCTACAGTAGATAAACGCAAAATAAAACTGATCTTTGATCTTATGGATAAGATAGTTGAAGCAAAACTTATTATCATAAAGAAAATGGATCAAGCGAAAACTATCAACACATTACTTCTGACAGACAAAGGTTACAAGGTAACTGGTCAAGAAGGATTTGTTGCAGTTGATAGAATTAAAGGTAATGCCGTCAAATTGGTTGATAGGCTACAATTTAGTTATGCCAACTTCTCTACAGAAATCAAAAAGGGTTGGCAAAAATGAGGAGAAATAAAATGAAAAAATTTGCAATTATTGGTATCGCCGCAGTAGCAGTTGTCGCAGCCGGTAGTGTAGGTTATGCGACTGTAAGCAATGATTGTGGTTATGATGAAAAAGGTCAGTTCCACAGTGGCGGCAAAGTGTATGCATTTGGTACAATGGAAGATGCAAGAGCCTGTGCAGCAAAAGGCATACTTCCTGAAGTAGTATCAAAGCGTCTTGGTATATTTGGTTCAAGTAAAGAAGCAAACGAGATTAAAGCACTAAATGCAAAAGTAATCGCTGACAAGAAAGCAGCTGAAGAAGCAGCGCGTAAAGCAGCTGAAGAGGCCGCTGCAAAGAAAGCGGCAGAAGAAGCAGCACGCAAAGCTGCTGAAGAAGAAGCCGCTAAAAAGGCAGCAGCAGAAGAGGAAGCACGCAAAGCAGCGGCATTACTTCTTTTAGAAGCAGCTAAAGAAAAGGCATCAGCGCCAGTACCAGCAGAAGCAAAGTGACGCTTATATAAATATGTTCAAATAGACTAACTTCTCCAAGTTAGGCCAAGGCAACCCTCAGGAGAGAGATATGGACAAGAAAGAAGATAAAAAAGATTCGAAGAAACAAGTTGCACTTGTTAAGAACACAATCGAATTAAATCCTAAATTAAACGAAGCAAAATCTGATGTAGGTGTGTTTACATGGGGTAGAATGAATCCCATGACAATCGGCCATGAAAAGTTGGTCGATAAGGTAATGGCTGTTGCTAGACAAAATGCAGCAATGCCTCATGTATTTCTCACACATTCTTTTGATTCAAAAAAGAACCCTCTTCCTTATAAAACAAAAATTCGTTTAGCGAAGAAGGCTTTTGGTAACATTGTTACAGAGTCAAGAGCAAAGACTATCATGCAGGCAATGCAAGAACTACAAGGTATGCATAAGAAGATTATTCTTGTGGTCGGTTCTGATCGTGTAAATGAATTTAAAACATTATTGACCAAGTACAATGGTAAAGATTATAACTTCGAATCTATCGAAGTTGTTTCTGCTGGCGAACGCGATCCTGATGCAGACGATGTATCAGGTATGTCAGCATCTAAGATGCGTGAACTTGCCGCTGATAACAATGTAGAAGAATTCAAGAAAGGCCTTCCTCGTAAACTACAATCTTCCGCACAGAGAATTATAGACAATGTGCGCGACGGTATGCAGATTGCAGAAGAGTTAGAGGCAGAAGGTCTATTATCAGAAGTATTGACTCTTGCACAGCGCCGTAAGAGAGCAATGGCTATTCGTAGATCAAAGGCAAAGATTCGTCGCGGTAGACTTATTGCACAACGCAAACTTGCGCCTAAAGAAAAATTACAAAAAAGATCCAGACGAATGGCGATTAGATTTATTCGCAAAAGAGTTGCTGGAGAAAAAGGTAAATCATATGCAAGTCTTTCTCCTGGAGAAAAGGCGCGTATCGATTCTCTGGTTCAAAAGAGAAAAGCTGCGATTAGCACAATTGCAAAGAGACTTATGCCTAAGGTTCAAAAGGCAGAGCGTGAAAGACTTCGCGCTTTTATGTCTTCGAAGAAAGAAGAACTATATGTAGACGCCTTCGATATTATCTTTGAGAATTGGTTAAACGAAGTAAGTCAGGACAAAGATATTAAAGATCGTGAAGGTACACAACCTGCGAAGTATCATAAAGGTTTAGCAAAGTCTACAAAGGCAAAGAGAGACGCACAGTTCCAGAAACAAGGCGAAATGGATTCTGGTGATCCAAACGCTTACAAAGATGCGCCTGGTGACAGCAAAGAAACTAAGCCATCAAAATATACCAAAAGATTTCATCAGATGTTTGGCAAAGAACAGAACATGAAATTCGATAAAAGGTTTCGTTTTAATCAAAAAGTTTCTGTGACTGAAGATCAACTATTTCATATCATCGATGAAATGTTTGAATATTATGAAAACGAAAAATTAAACGAAAATGCAGAAGCCGGTCTTAAAAAGAAAGCAGAGAAGTCTGGTATCTCATATTCTATTCTAAAAAAAGTATATGACCGTGGCATGGCTGCATGGAAATCAGGTCATCGTCCTGGTGCGACTCAACAACAGTGGGGTTACGCTCGTGTAAACAGTTTCATCACTGGTGGTAAGACAAGAACAACTGCCGATGCAGATTTATGGAGACAACATAAAGAAAGTTTAGATGCAGATTTTGAAAACTTCTTAGGCGAAGAGACAAGTATATACACAAAAACTGCGGCAAAAGCGAAGAATAAAGAAGGCACAGTATATGCGTTCGGCCGAGAAAAAAGTTTAGACGGACTACCAAAAGAAAAAGGTGGTTATGCCGTTTTTAAATTAGCATCTAATTATGATGGACAAGTTCGTGGCGGTATCAGAAAGAGTTGGGTTTTAGTTCAAAAAGGTTTATCATATGAAGAAGCTGTTAAACTGATGAATAAAAGACTCAAATATAAAGGCTTTAATGAATCTATTGACGAAGATATTGCCATTCAGTTAGAACGTGATAAAGACCAATATGTTCTACATATGAAAGAGGTTGGCAAGAAAGGTGCACCAAGAAGTGTACCAAAAGGTAGAGTTGAACTTCGTGGTAAAGCAAACTACGAAGGTAATGGTTATGATCCAAAAGACAAACTTCATAAGTTTTTAGACGCTGTAGGCAAAGGTGTAAATATGTCTGATCTTATGAATGGCAATGTTGCTGTTCTATCAGATAAGAATCCTAGAGCACAAAAAGGTCTAGAGGCTGCTAAGAAACTCATGGGCGAATCGACAGAAGACCACAGAAAAGACTATGAAACATTTGCAAAAATGTATACACAGTTGAATAAAGCAATCGATGATGCAAAAGTAGAATTAAAAAAGTTTGATCATCTAAGAGGCCCTACAGGCATGACTCCTGATAATGTAAAGTCTAGTCCAGAATATAAAAAGGCAAAGGCAAACTACGAAAAAGCATCCAATTTAACTAAGAGATTTCTAAAGGGCGTCCCTAGCGCCTTTTTGAAAAAATACTCACAATCAAAAAGATTAAGAAGAGAAGAAGTTGAACTTTATGAATCAGTTCCTAAAGACGACTTGAACTTTGTAGCAACTGGTGGAGCATTTGGTAAGAAAAGAAGATTCCCCACTTTTGTTGTTAAAAAAGAAGGCATTAAATACAAAGCATACGACGAACAAGACAAGATGAATCTCAAAGCATCATCTAACTCTTTAAAGGGATTGGCTAGTATGTTGAAGCCTTACATAGAGAAAAGAATAGGCGGCACTTGGAAACTAGAAGAAGACACAGAAACCGCAACACAAAACCTGGACGAAGCGTTTACTGCTGCGTTTGGCGTCACTATGTTTGCTAATGATTTCGAAGAACTTAAAGTACATGGTGGATTTCAATTACATCCGTCAGTAGATGAAATTGACGAAGACGACGAAGAATAATTTGTAATAAAAAATATTATGAAAGGAATTTTGTGATGCCTGATTATAGAAGGACTGATGTGAGTTATACGGATTCATTTAACGCCTTTGCTGTTAAAGATGTTCCTTTAATTGAACCAGGGGATGATGTTGCACAAATAATTATTGATTCAATCGAAAAGATGGGTAAAACCATAAAAGAAAATGATATTTTTATTATAGCATCAAAAATTGTATCTAAAGCGGATCCGAATTGTTATGTTGATTTGAGAACAATTGTACCAAGTGAGAGGGCTTTAGCATTAGCTAAGTTACTTGATCCTCGTAGGGATGCGAGACATATTGAACTTACTTTACAACAAGGAAAATTGTTAGGTTGGTCATTCACCGGGTTATTGATTGAACTAGAGAATGGAATGATATTACCTCACGCAGGATTGGACAGAGATAATATAAAAAACACAGACGCTAGTGATATTACAATAAAACTTCCAGAAGATCCTGATAAATCTGCTAAAGAAATAAGAGTGAAATTAGAAGAACATTATAAAGTGAAACTTGGAGTAATTTTGAATGACACTATGATTAGAAGTTGGCGAAACGGTGGTATGGGAATGTCTATAGGTTCTTCTGGAGTAAAAGTTCTCGACGAAATACATAAAGATCAATTTAGAAATATGTGTTTAGAAACTGGTAGACCATTAGGATTTAGGAATGTTATGAATATAGGAGATCAATTAGCCGGCATTGGAACTCTTTTAATGGGAGAGACTATTGAAGGAATACCTCTTGTTGTCATACAAGGATTTAATCTAAGTAATAATACTCAAGATTCTAGACTTTTAAGTCACACACGAAAAAATCTTATGGATATACATGAAATTCAACAGTATGAATATCAACCTAATGGTACTGATAAGGTTTACTATTTTAAACCTAAATAATATTATATTTAAGGAGCCAAACAATGTTCAAATTTGAACAACATGCAAATGTAAGCAAAGCACTCGCGTTCATGGAAGCAAGAGAAATACCTTTGATAGACAATGTATATCGACCTCTATCAGAAAGTTATTTTGCATTCTTTCGTGAAGCAAGGCAGGCTTACAAAGACGGTACACTAAAAGTATCGACGCTTGATGCTCAGATTTTAGACACAGACCTTGGTGAGTTTGCTTTTTATGAAGGCCAAGAAGTACCTCTTGATTGTCCTCTAATTGAAGAAGACGAGAAAGTAGAACTTGGTAAACCTAAGCGCGGTGGCCCAAAGAAGTTTTATGTGTTTGTGAAAGACCCATCAACTGGCAACGTCAAGAAAGTTACTTGGGGTGATACAACTGGTCTAAAAGCGAAGATAAATAACCCAGCAGCGAGAAAGTCTTTTGCCGCAAGGCATCAATGTGACACTCGCAACGATAAGACAACAGCATCTTATTGGGCCTGTCGTTTACCACGATATGCAAAATCATTAGGTATGCAAGTTGATAACCCAGGAGCATGGTGGTAAAATGTATGAGTATAGATGTAAAATTCTTAAAGTGGTCGATGGTGACACGGTAGATGTTGACATTGATCTTGGTTTCGATGTTGTTTTATCAAATCAAAGAATACGTCTATATGGCGTAGACACACCAGAATCTAGAACTAAAGATTTGACAGAAAAACGATTCGGTTTAATGGCCAAACATTTTGTTGAAGAACAATTGCCTGTTGGTTCGTTTCAAACTTTGAAAACAAGAAAAGATGCAACTGGTAAATTTGGTAGAATTTTAGGAGAGTTTCCTATTGAATATGAATATGAAAAGGTTACGATTAAATCAACTGTAAATGAACAACTTATTAAAAACCATTTAGCCGTTGCATATTTTGGCCAATCAAAAGAAGCTATATTAGAACAACATCTAAAGAATAGAACATTTTTTAAAGAAGACGAAAATATGATACCCGACACTTCGGACCAAGGATGTTAAACATAAAAAAATGAGTGTAACTGGTGGAATACAAACAGGAACCAGCGGTAATACTGGTGGTTGCCAAAACTGCGGACATTCAAGTCATTGCGGAAATGAACTCCGAGAAGAATTTCGGCATCAAAGAGACAACTCTATTATGGGCATGATTGTTGTTTGTAATTGTTGTAGGTGTGAAAAATGCGAAGATATAACGAAGAAAGAATAGACAACATAATTTTAAGAGAATTTTCTGTTGAAGATAGTGAAAAAGAACTAGATTGGCATAGAGATTCGCACAACAGATATGTCGAGGTTTTAGAAGGAGATGATTGGTTATTTCAATTCGATAATGAATTGCCTTTTAAAGTAATACCTGGCGACCATTTTTATATACAGGCTAACACTTATCATAGATTGTTAAGAGGCACTACAAACCTTAAAATAAAAATAACAGAAGATATAAATAAAACAAACCAAGCTGTAAAGCATTTTTAACAAGGAGATAAGATATGGCACTCTGGGGAGTTACAGACGCGGATGAAGCCAAGCCAAAGTGGCTTACAGACGCAGAAAAGTTACAAGTTTTTGCAAACGCCTCTGGTTGGGTTGCAGAACCAGGCCTTTCTGGCAATGGTAATGCAAACGCTACACCAGAAGTTCTGGTTGCAATTAAGAAATTGTCAACAAACATTGGCGCTGCCGATATTACAGAAATTGAATTCATCACTACATCTGTTAGTGCTGCTACACCAGCCGCATTCTCAGTGCGTGTACGCTTCAATGAGCCTGTAACTGTTGATACATCTGGTGGCACACCAACACTTACAGTTACCAACGATGGTTCAGGCGGCGGATCCAACTTCGCTCTTAACTATGCTTCTGGCACAGGCACGAACGAACTCGTATTTACCGCTACATGGACAACTGAATTCCTTGAGAACGATGTTCTTTCAATCGGCGCAAATGCTATCACTCTTAACGGTGGTACAGTTACCGATGCGACAGGCACTGCTTCTACATCAACAACTACCAACAGTGCTGGTATTGGTACTGCTGCTGGGACAATTACAGTTGCCGCATAATTAAATTGACATTGTGGGTTATCTAATATGATATTAAGTGAAGAAACATTTCTGTTATACGCTGCGAAGTTTTATGATAACCCACAATGTACATCTATGGAAGAATTTGAAGAAGACCTCAAAAGGTTTCAATATTTAAAAAGACTTTTTAATAGATATGAAAACACCGGTGAATTGCGTGAAAGACTTATTCTAAATCACATAATTATATTATACAACTGTTTTGCATTAAAGACAACCGATATGTTATTTTTTAAATTAAAAGGTCAAGAAATGTTTCTAATGCCGTTTTTAGTAAAATTGAATTATGTAGCTGAAAACATTTCTTATGAAAATAAGATAATGAAGTCTTCCGATATACCTATGGATCCACTTATTGTAGACAAATTAAGAAAGATTTAAAATGGCTTTAGTAGACTTATTCATGGTATATCAATTCATTAAAAGGCTTGCAACGCCGTTTAATGAATGGGATGCGTTTAAGTTAGGCATCATTGATGAACGCGGTAATATACTAAAGAAAAGAAAAGACCTGACTCGTGTAGAAGAACGCGACGCATTTGGTCTTTTCGATATAATGATTTTAAAACTCAAAAGACTTATAGAAAAACTTCCTGCGGGCAAAACAAGACTTGCTTCGTATGCAGCCGCTTTGTATTTAATCAAAGAAGGCCACAATTATACAGAAGATACGCCCGATGAGTTACTAGAAGAAAACTTCATGAATCATTTTATGACACTTAACGAAGAAGATGTAAATCTCCGTTTCGAAGAAATTGTAAATGCAGTTGGTTCAGGAAACATTGGAGGTTTACCCCCAGATGAGCCTCCAGTGTTTAAGAAAGCACAAGCAGCACTTCTGAAGCGTAATAAGCGAAAGAAAAAAAGGGTATAGACAATGGCACAATTTCGTACTGATACATTAGACTATAAAGGACCTCATAATCTAACTTTATTTGAAGTCAACATGCAATCTGACAGGTACGGTAATATTATCACGCCTGGTGCTACTGCCACTTCTGCTTTTGGTGAACCTATCTCTGTTCCTCTTACACCAATTATTCAGTTAGACAGTCTTTACGGTTTTGACCCAAGAGAGTTTCAGACATTCTCTTTTGGCACAGGTTTCTATCAAAATACAGGAACTTTGTTCAAGTGTCATACTGGTACAGGCGCATATGGTTATGGTATTATTCGGTCAAATCGTCTTCTTCGTTATCGTCCTGGTCAAGGCGCAATGTGTCGCTTTACTGCTGCTTTTGAAAATCCACAAGAGAATGTGACTCTTCGTGCTGGATTCTTTTCTCAAGAACAAGCATTAAATATTGGATACGATGGGACACAATTTGGTGTTCTCAGACAGAATGGTGGTAAGGCTCATATTCACGAGTTTACAATCACCGCTGGTGGCACTGGTACAGCAAACATTACATTGAATGGTGTAACAACAAATGTGGCAATTGCTTCTGCTGATACGACCGTTGTAGCCACTACTATTGCTGCTGCATCATTTGCTGGATGGACGGTAGAACAATGTGATAACAAAGTAATGTTCTTGTCTAACTCAGTTGGGACTCTTGCTGGTGCATTTACATATGGTGGCACTGGTACTGCTACCCTTGCCGTTCTTCAAACAGGTGTAGCACATACAACAAACTGGACATATCAAACAGACTTTAATATTGACAAGTTAGACGGTACTGGTCCAAGTAAAGTTACTATTGATCCTTCTAAACTTAATATTTTCCAGATTAGTTATAGATGGCTCGGCGCTGGCGAAATTAGATATGCGATTGAAGATTCAACAACTGGCGACATGATATTTTTTCACCATGAACACTATTCAAATAGAAACACAGATGTTCATTTAGATAACCCATCATTTAAAATTGGTTATATCGCAGCGAATCTTGGTGCTGGAACCATTACAGACGCTCATACATCTGGTGCTTCGATGATGGCAGCACAAGAGGGCATCGAAGTAGATAACGCATTTACAACTGCAACAGGAATATCAAAACTTTCTCTATCGTCTGGTTCAACTCACCATCTTATTGGTCTGAGGAATTCTACAATATATCAGAACAAAATCAATCTTAGAAAAGTGAAGATGAAGAGACTTGATGTTGCTGTTCAGTCAAACGACCCTGTTCAGGTCTATTTGATTCTAAATGGCACAAAAAGCGTAACACATTCTTATGTTAAGGTTGCTGATTATAGTTGTGTTATTCATGATATTAACACAGGAACATATACTCTTGCAAACGAGCACGTGATGGCACAGTTTGTTCTTCCCGCTGGTGGAAATATTGGTATTGATTTAGATAAACTTCAACTTACTATTCCCCCAGAAAGTCATATAGATATCTGCGTAAGTTCTGGACAGACTATTCAAAGCATTGTAACAGCAATAACATGGATTGAAGTATA